TGTCTCGATCCGCTCCCTTTTGGATTCGTATATATCCCCGTGTCCTTCTCGACCATGAAGAGATCCCCCTTCGGCTCTATGAACTCATCATAGAATAATTTGATTTCAAAGTGAGTCCCCTGAAGATCGATCTTGACCTGAACGTCCGTCACTCTTTCAAGATCCCGTCCGATTTCCTTCGGCTCTCCCTTTTCGACTTCATATTTCCCGAAGAGATCCGATCCTTCTTCCCAACGCTGAGAAGGACAATATCCCCGGAGTCGTCTCTCGACCGTGTCCTTCGTCTTCTTCTCCCGATACTTCTGATCGTTCTCCGTTACACGAAATAGATCGTCTCTCCGAAGTCTTCCGAACTCTGGATATAAAATTTCATTGTAAAATCTCTCAACGTCTTCCCGTTTCCCGTCAACAAAAATCCGTAACGACAATGATCTCCGCTCCCTTCAGACGCTCATATTTGACCCGTGAGACGCTTTTCCGGTGCTGATTGATAGTTTCCTTATCTCTTACGATAAAAGCCGAAAATCGACCGTGTAAACGATTGTGCTTCCGTTTGAGCTTCGTCACGTTCCTTCTGAAGATCCTCGATCTTCTTCTGATCCTCTTCGGACTTCTTCCGGAGATCGTCAGCTTCCTTCCGGATCGTCTCGATCGTCAGCTGATCCGATTCTCTCTCCGTCTGGATCGTCCGGATCTGATCCTCAGCTTCCTTCAGCTTTTCGTCCTTCGCTTTGCTCTCTTCCAGAAGAGCCGTATATCTTGCCCGATCTTCGAGAGTCTTCTTCGCTTCGTCCTGAAGCTCAATGATCCGATCCTTTTCCTTCAGCAATTCGTTTTGAGCCGTCATCAATTTGACCCGTAACGACTCGACCTCTTCCTTCAGCCGTTCGTTTTCTTCCGACTGATCCATATTCATTAAAACGATCGGACTCTCTCTCCGTCTGTTTGTCAGAAATTCGACCGCCCACGGATCGAGATATTGAGTCCGGTCTTGTTTGATAATGTGATCGGACAGCTCTTCAGCGTAACGGATCACTTGTTTTCTGACCGCTTCATAGCTGATTTTATGCTCTTCAGCGTATTGTTTGAGCGTCACCAACTCCACGGGATCACCTTCCTTCATACAACTTTCGTTGTGACAATACCTTGCACAACGTTGTATAAGCTGAAAACCCTTGTATTTACTGACATACAACTTTCGTTGTCCCTATACCTTGTGAAACGTTGTGACCGCCTTCATTATACTTTCAAAACCCTAAAAAGTCATTTCTTGAACTACTCCGAGACGGCTCTCAGAAGCCTTCAGACGGCTTCCGGATCTTCAGGCATAGAAAAACCCGAAGACCGTTACAAAACACGATCTCCGGGCAATCTGGACGCTTCTCAGCGTGTCTCCGACTTCAGCTCTCTTTTGTACTTGTAATATGTCCCCCTTGCGACTCCCGTTAGCTTCATGACTTCCAGATCGGAGAGATCCCCGTTGAAATCCTTCGACCTCTTCAGGATCACTTCCTTCGCTTCGATCGACTTCTTCGTCGTCAGCTTCGCTCCCTTCGGCTGTCCGATCTGTTTTCCGTTCAATCGAGCCGTCTCGATCCCTTCCCGTGTCCTTTGGTGAAGATCCTCGACTTCCTTCTCAGCCTGATCGAACGCAAGTCGGATCTGTTCCTTCGCAAGTGTGAGAAGATACTTGTTGACCCCTTCGAGTATGAAATCGACGTTCGTCCCCGTCAACGGGACTCCGGTCTCCATAGCTTTTTTGTATGTCTCCGTGTTTATATGTGGCTCTTTCAGGAAAATCAGATTCACTCCGAGATTGAAAAGATCCTCATAAACCCGAAAACCTTCGTCAGCGTCACGGCTCATTCGGGAGACCTGATCGAAAACAACCGTGTCCCCCGGTTTCAACTGTTTATACAGTTTCGTCCAACCGGGACGATCGAAATTCGTCCCCGTGTATTTGTCCTTTACAATCACAGCGTCCGGATATTTCTCTTTCACGTTCCGGATCTGTCTCTCGATAGCTTTTCGTTGTTTCTTTGTACTCACCCGGCAATAGCCATAAACCTTTGATTTCATGCTCTTTTCTCCCTTCGTGATATATTATATAGTGTCGTTTCTAACGTTCGTCACTTTTGACACTTAAAATATATCACGATCGGGATCGAAAAGCAATACTTTTGATACTATTTTTTACAACGTCACTTTTGACACTTCTTCACGATCAGCCCGTCCCATTCAGCCCGGACTTTTTCCCGGAGAAGATCCTCATTGTCGAGATCCACCTCTTCGAGCTTCGTCGCCCGGATCACGCTCTCGACGACTCCGGGAGAGATCCCTTCCTGAAGTAAAATCTTTCGATAGCGACTCTCACGATCGAGACCGTCCTTCAGGATCAGGATCTGATCCTCATTCAATCCGATATGCTGAAGAAAATCATTGTCGATCATATTGATCCCCCTTCCTTCAAGCGTCCACGATCTCCCGGAACTGTTTCAACGTCTCCGGATCGAACCCTTCCTCACGATAATAGTCAGCCTGATCCGTGAAGAGTCGTCTCTTCGTGAGCTGTCCGTCCGTCGCTCCGTAATGTGTTTCGTGATATTCCTTCGCAAGTCTGGACGCCTTTGTCGTGTCGTACTGAAGGAAATCTTCGAGACCGTTCTTCATGCCCGTTACAATCTCAGAAGCTCTCTGAGAACTCATTTCCGGACAGAGACTGTCAAAAGATTGCATGATCCCGTGATCGTGAGCGATTTCAGTCACGACGGAGACCGCAATCGGATTGTCCTTCACGGCTTCCGCTGTCCGCTGACACTCTTCGAGAGTGACCTTTTTCTTCATTCTCAGGACGTTCAAAAGATTGACCTGATCGTTTGTCGGTGCTGAGACGGATCTCTTCCCGATAGCGTCCATCATTCCCCCGAAGACCGTCTGAAGCCCCGGACGATATTCGTCCCGGAGTGCTGTCAGCTCTGCTTCAAAACGCTCGTTTTCCTTCTTCAGATCTTCTTCATACCCCTTCGAACCCTTGAAACGTTCGATCGACTGCACTTTTTTGTCGTGAGCCTCTGTCAGTTCTGCTCTTTTGTCCTGAAATCCCTTCATTTTCGTGTAATACAATTCGGTGTTAGTAATCATTTTTTTGATCTCCCTTCTTAAATTTGAAATACACCATTGATTAACTTTTCAACGATCCCCCGAAGATTGTCGATCCCGTCCTTCAGATCCTCGATCTCTTCTCTCAACTGATCGACCTCTTCCGAGCTTCCTTTGTTCGGAAAAATCACGTCCGGGATATAACTGACCGTGAAGAGTGTCCCGTGTGATTGTGTGTGATCCTTCACTAATTCGAGATTAGCGTCTTCCATTTCCCCGAACGCTCTCAGGATCTGACGATCCCACGTCCCCGGATCAATGGACTTCCCACAGACCGGACACGTCCGAGCCTTCCAATCCTTCCAATCGTCCCGGTGATATACGACCCAATCTGAACCGCAACCGTCACAATGAATTGATAAATGTCCCATGATCTCAACTCCCTTCTTTTATGCTGATATACCTTTTCTGTAAATAAGCCGATCCAACGCATAAGACAGAGCGTCGATCGTGTGATTGTTAGCGTCCGGAAGCTCCGACGTGATCTCTCCCGTCTTCCGATCCACGACGTAACAATAATTTTGAAACTCCCTTGCACTCTCCGGAGTCCGTTCCGGATCAATCACAATTCTTCGGTGCTGAAGCCACTTCGTCCGGTACTGAACGCAACCCGGCTCTTTGTGACAGCCGATCGCCTTCAATCCGTTGTCGTGAAGATCGACGATCGACTTCGGCTCAGCACAATCACAGACGATCAACTGTCTCTCTTCATACATTTCAGCCCCGAAGATACTTCCAGAGACCTTCCCCGTCGTGTGATAGCCCTTCTCAATGATCCGATCCGCAATCTCTTTATTTGAGCAACCCTTTTTGTATATTTCATCAATGAAAAGGATCGTGTCCGTCTTTCGATCGTATGCAACCCGGACAAAAGCAAACGGATCTGACGAAAATCCGAAGTCGAGACCCTGAAAAATATATGTCTGTCTCTGGATCTCTTCGTCCGTGATCGTCCTGATTTCCAGATTCGGAAATACTTCTGACCCGTTACCAACCGGAAGACCGAGAAATTCGTGTTCGTATGCCTTCGGATTGATTTCTCTCAGCTTCTCAGCTTCTTCGAGAAATAGATCTCCGAGCCATTCAGCCGGGATCATTCGATAATCTGTCCGGACTGTCAGAGACCGATCGTCCTTCCGTTCGACGAACTGATTCGCCCAATTTGCGGACGAAATCGGGGGATTGAACGACCTGAAGACCGTGAACCGATCCCCACCTCTCAAAACTGATTGCTGAAGATTTCGCAATTCCAACTCTCCCACGATCTCCGAAAACTCTTCGATCCATAAGATCCGGAAATAACCCTTCGTCGGTTTCAAGCTCTTCAGCTTCGTCGGATCGTCCAACCCGGAGAGACGGATCACTTGTCCGGTTTCATAGATAAATTGCAACGGGACGACGGTCGATCTCCAATGATCCGAGACTCCGAGAGTGTCAATCGCCCATTGTATTTGATTGAAAACCGATCCCCGGAGAGTGTTCGCATATTT